CTTTCAAGCACATCATATGCAGTTATGGATTCTGGTTCCAAATATCAATATGACCGATACAATGACAAATATCGCTATGTTCCATTAAATGGTGATGTGGCTGGTTTATGTGCTCGTACTGACTACACTAACGATCCATGGTTCTCTCCAGGTGGTCTAAATCGTGGTCAAATTAAGAATGTGGTTCGTTTGGCAGTTAATCCAACTAAGACACAGCGTGACACTCTTTACAAGAAAGGTGTTAACCCTGTTGTTACATTCCCAGGAGAAGGAACTGTTCTCTTTGGTGATAAGACTCTGTTGGCTAAACCATCTGCATTCGATCGTATCAATGTTCGTCGCTTATTCATTGTTATGGAAAAAGCGATTGCAACTGCTGCTAAATTCCAGTTGTTCGAATTTAACGATTCGTTCACTCGTGCACAGTTTAAGAACTTGGTAGAGCCATTCCTCCGTGATGTACAAGGTCGTCGTGGTATTACTGATTTCGTTGTTAAGTGCGATGAGTCTAACAACACTGGTGAAGTTATCGATCGCAATGAGTTTATTGCAGATATCTTCGTTAAACCAAATCGTTCTATCAACTTTATCACTCTCAACTTCGTTGCTGCTCGCTCTGCGATTAACTTCAGCGAAATTGGTGCTTAATAACAGATAAATAAAGATAAGAACAAGGAGAATTAAATGGCAAATATTGCTGATTTTAAAGCACAGATGATTGGTGGCGGTGCTCGCCCTAATCAATTCCGTGTTGAATTAACTTTCCCATCTTATGTTACATTGGGTGTGGTAGCAGGACAGCGTGCACAGTTTTTGTGTAAAGCTGCTCAGTTACCAGCTTCCACAATCGAGACACTTCCTGTTCTCTATCGTGGTCGCCCAGTTAACTTTGCTGGTGAAAGAACTTTCCAACCATGGACTGTAACAATTTACAACGATACAACTTTTGGTATTCGTAACGCACTTGAGCAATGGCAATCTGGTATTCAGAATTACAACACTACTAATGGTCGTGTTAACCCAACTGATTATCAAGTTGACTTAAATGTTCATCAGCTAGATAGAAATGGTGCGATTATCAAGAGTTATAAGTTTGTTGACGCTATGCCAACAAATATTTCTGCTGTAGGTTTAGATTACGAGCAACAAAATGCAATTGAACAGTTTGATGTAGAGTTTACTTACAACTTCTTTACTTCAAACACTGGGGCAACTTCTGGATTCGGTGTCAATGTTTCTATCGACACTCCAGTTGGTTCGTTCCCTCTTTAATAATTAACTGAAGGTTTTTACATTATGCAAATATTTGGCTTTGAGATAAAGCGTAAACAAGGACAGGAACTACCGAGCGTAGTTCCTCCTAGTCCAATTGAGACAGGATCAACTGTAGTAAACACTGGTGTTAATGCTGGTGGATACTACGGTATGGTCATGGATCTTGAGGGCACAATTAAGAATGAAAATGATTTAATTCGTCGTTATCGTGAGGTTTCTCAGTATAGCGATTGTGATGGTGCGATTGAAGATATCGTAAATGAAGCAATTGTTGCAGATGAAGACAAACGATCTGTTGAGTTAGAACTAGATGAACTAAAAGTTTCTGCTTCAATCAAGACTAAGATTAAAGAAGAATTTGATAATGTACTCCGTATATTAAAGTTTGACGAAAGAGCACATGAAATTTTCCGTACATGGTACATCGATGGAAGATTATATTATCAAATTCTTATAGACGAAAATAATATTAAACAAGGTATCGTTGAACTTCGTTACATCGATCCTCGTAAAATTCGTCGTATTAAGAATATTAAAAAAGAAAGATCAGCACAAGGTGTTGATGTTGTAAAAGAGATCGAAGAATATTATCTTTACAACGACAAAGGAATTACAGAGCAAACAACACAAGGTGTTAAGTTAGCTCTTGATTCAGTGGTCTATGCTCCATCAGGATATGTAGATCAAAATACTGGAATGATGATGTCTTATTTACATAAGGCAATTAAACCAGTAAATCAATTAAAGATGATTGAAGATTCTTTAGTCATCTATCGTATCAGCCGTGCACCTGAACGAAGAATTTTTTACATTGATGTTGGTAATTTACCAAAGTTGAAAGCAGAGCAGTATGTTTCGGACATTATGAATAAGTTCCGTAACAAAATTGTTTATGATGCAACTACTGGTGAAACTCGTGACGATCGTCGTCACTTGTCAATGATGGAAGACTTTTGGATGCCTCGTCGTGAGGGTGGTAAAGGCACAGAGATTACTACTCTTCCAGGTGGACAAAATCTGGGTGAGATTCAGGACATCGAATACTTCCAACAAAAACTTTATCATGCATTAAATGTGCCAATTAGTCGTCTACAACCACAACAAGGTTTTAGCATTGGTCGTTCACAAGAGATTTCTCGTGATGAAGTTAAGTTTAATAAGTTTATTGTTAGACTTCGTAAGAAATTTAGCGTAATGTTCTCTAATGCACTAAGAGTACAATTAATCGCAAAGGGTATTATTCGTGCAGATGAATGGGATAACATTCGTCCATTCTTGAAGTATGATTATCTAGAAGACAATCACTTCTCTGAATTAAAAGATTCTGAAATTCTAATGCAAAGAATTCAAAGTCTGCAAGCATTGGATCCATATGTTGGTAAATATTATAGCCAAACTTGGGTTCGTAAAAACATCCTTCGTTTAGATGAAGATGATATTGAGCAGATTGAAAAAGAAATCGCTGATGAACAAGAACTTCAACTTGGTCAGGCAGAAAAAGCAGGAATGTTAGATGGTGCGCAACAAGCTGCAACACAAAATTATATGATGCAGAATACTGAACAACCTGAAGAGCAAGAACAACAGCCACAGGAAGATCAGCAAGCACCAGAAGAAGAACAACCAGTACAGACATCTAAAGTCAAACAGTTGAAAACTGGCACTTGGCCAAATTAATAGGAGAATATTATGAATGAAACAGTTAAAAATTTAGTAGACGCTATCGCAGCTGGTAATGCATTAGAAACACAAAATGCATTTGCTGCAGCAATGGCAGAAAAGTTATCTACAAGATTAGATGACATGCGTGCTGAAGTTGCACAGAGCATGTTTGCAGGACAGGAAACTCAAGAAGAAGTTGCTGAAGAAACTCCTGTTGAACCAGAACAACAAGTTGGCTAATGCGTTATACTGATTTTACCAAATCTATTAAAAGATCTAATGTTGTTGAAAGCATTAGATCTTATCTTCAGTTAATTGAAAAGACTGATGATGGTAAAATTTTAATAAATGGTATTGAAACAGAATTTACAGAGTTAGAAGAAGCAAGAGAATACATTAAACAAGACTACATTTCACATCAATTAGAAGAAGAAGTATCAAAAGAACTATACGAGGAATTATCTGAACATACAGTAGCGAATATTATTAAAGAATATCACGATATTAAAGTTACAGATACGCTAATCGAAACATACTTACAACTTGCTTCTTCTCATATGTTTAGTGTAGATCCAGTTGTTCATGAAATTAGAAAATTGAATAAACTTGATAGACTTGTTGAGAATAAATTGCATTATGTACTTGAAGACGATTCAATTGTAGCAATTGATTTACGAACTCAAGAGCACCTAAATAATTTATTACAAAATCAAACAGAGATTATCGAGTACATGAGAGAGTCAAAAGAAAACTTCTTTCATGTGCTTGAACAAATAGAGGAATAAAAATGGCAGTTACTAAGACAGTTCTTAAAAATACAAATAACGAGACAATCGTTAAGATTGCTGGTACTGCAGCATCATCAACGATCACTTTAAACAGCGATTGTTTAGCATCTACTCAAGCATTAGATGGTGCAACTCAAACAGTTAATATTGTTGGGTTTCAATTCACTGGTCTAGCATCTTCGACTATTACTATTGCAAGAAACTCTACGAATATTACTACAGTTTCTGCTGAAGGACATGATGATGTTGAGTTCGCTGCAGGCATGGGATTTGCTGATACAATTCAAAATACAAGCGACATCGTTGTTACTATTGGTGGTGCAGAAGCACAATTATACTTAACTCTACGCAAAGTTGGTGGTTACGCTACTAAGGTTGAGGAAGCTGTATACGGTGCTTATGACGATCGTTCTCGTGTTGGTGCTTCTACCACATTAAGTGGTTCACCAGATAAGGTATAACAATTATGAGACTCATTAGAGAAGTTACAGAAAAAGTTAATCTAGTTACTGAAAGCAAACTAGGTAAAGGTAAAGAGTATTTTATTGAAGGTGTATTCCTTCAATCAGAATTAAAAAATCGTAACGGACGCATGTATCCAGAATCAGTTATGGATAAAGAAGTTGCTCGTTACCTACAAGAACAAGTCGAAAATAATCGTGCCTATGGTGAACTAGGTCATCCAGATACTCCATCTATTAATTTAGATCGTGTATCACATTTGATCGTTTCTTTAAGAAAAGAAGGCACTAACTATATCGGTAAAGCAAAGATTCTCGAAACCCCAATGGGTCAGATCGCTCGTGGTCTTTTAGATGGCGGTGCTAATCTTGGTGTTTCTAGTCGAGCACTTGGATCCCTCAAGATGAATGAGGATGGTATTCAAGTTGTTCAAGACGATTTTATGCTGTCCACTGCAGCTGACATCGTTGCCGACCCTTCTGCTCCTGACGCTTATGTTAGAGGCATTATGGAGAATAAAGAGTGGGTATTCGTTGATGGAAAGTTTGTGGAAAAACATATTGAGGAAGTTAAAGCTGTTATCAGAAAAACTTCTTCTCGAAATCTAGAGGAAGCAAAGATAGTCGCTTTCCAAAAGTTTCTGAGTAAAATCAGATAAATAATAAATAATATAACAGAACTATCCAGTTACAGGAGAAAACGATGTCAATCGAACAAAAAATTGCTGAAATCTTAGCAGAATCTAAAAAGGCAAAACTTGCTGAGCAAGTAGCCGATGAGACTGTAGAAGAGATCACTGAAGAATTAGTTGATGAAGAAGCAGTTAAACCTGCTGCAGAAAATCCAAATCCAGACAATGCTAAAAACAATGTTCAGGATGAGAAAGAAGCAGAAGGTGGCACTTCTAAGAAACCAAACGAAGCGACTAAAAATGCAGTCGCACCTGAAGCATCTCACCTAAAGAGCGTTAAAGAAGATGTTGACGCACTATTAAATGGTGAAGAATTAACAGAAGAGTTCAAACAAAAAGCAGCTACAATTTTTGAAGCTGCAGTTATGACTCGTGTTAAAGGTGAAGTTGCTCGTTTAGAAGAAGAATTCGAAAGCAAACTTGCTGAGCAAGTTGCAAAGAATGTAGAGGGTCTTGTTGAACAAGTTGATGGATATCTCGGCTATGTAGCTGAGCAGTGGATGAAAGATAATGAAATTGCCCTAGAGCGTGGAATGAAGTCTGAAATTCTTGAGAGTTTCGTGGCTGGTATGAAGAACCTATTCGAAGAGCACTACATCGATGTTCCTGAAGAGCGTTTCGATGTGCTTGGCGAAATGGAAAGCAAGATTGAAGAACTTGAAACAAAACTTAATGAGCAAGTTGCAACTAACATCGAGATGTCTAAGACTATCGCTGAACAGAAGCGTGCTGAAATCGTTAAGACAATCAGTGAAGGTTTAACTGACACTGAAGTTGAAAAGTTTACTGGTCTTGTTGAAGAATTGTCATACGAAGATGCACAATCTTTTGAGACTAAAGTAAAGACTATCCGTGAAAATTATTTCACAACAAAGGCAACTGCTGATGTTAAATCAGTTGTTACTGATGCTCCAGTAGAATCGTTGACAGAAGAGAACAAGCCAAAACTTGATCCAACTATGTCTGCGTATCTATCAGCACTCAACAAAAAATAAATAAAGGAAAACAAAATGACTATTCGTCAAGATTTAGTTAAAAAGTGGGCTCCAATTCTGGAATCAGAAGCTGCTGCTCCAATCAAAGATAACTACCGTAAGGAAGTTACTGCAGTTCTATTAGAGAACCAAGAGCGTGAATTGCGTCGTGGTCACGAAGCAATGGGCGAGTTGAACGAAGCTGCACCAGCTAACGCTGTTGGCTCTTATGCTGACACTGGCGGTTTTGCTAAGTTTGATCCAGTTCTAATCTCTTTAGTTCGTCGTGCAATGCCACAACTTATCGCTTATGATGTTGCTGGTGTTCAGCCAATGACTCAACCAACTGGCTTGATCTTCGCAATGAAGTCACGCTACAGCACTCAAGGTGGTACTGAGGCTCTATTCAACGAAGCTGATACAGACTTCGCTGGTACTGGCACTCACTCTGGTGTTTATGACTTCGGTGGTTCTGAAACTACTGGTACTGGTCTAGCAACATCTGCAGCAGAGCGTCTAGGTCAAGGTGGATCTGGTGATGGTTCTTTCGGTGCAATGGCTTTCTCTATCGAGAAGACTTCTGTAACTGCTAAGACTCGTGCTTTGAAAGCTGAGTACTCAATCGAATTAGCACAAGATATGAAGAGCGTTCATGGTCTTGATGCTGAAGGTGAATTGAGCAACATCCTTTCAACAGAAATCCTAGCTGAAATCAATCGTGAAGTTATCCGTACAATCTACAAGACAGCAAAAGCTGGTGCTGCAGTTGGTACTACTACTGCTGGTACTTTCGACTTAGATACTGATTCTAATGGTCGTTGGTCTGTTGAGAAGTTCAAAGGTTTGATGTTCCAAATCGAGCGTGAAGCAAATGCGATTGGTCAACAAACTCGTCGTGGTCGTGGTAACTTCATCATCACTTCTGCAGATGTTGCATCTGCTCTAGCGATGGCTGGTGTTCTTGACTACACTCCAGCTCTACAAGGTAACAGTGCATTGAACATCGATGACACTTCTACTACTTTTGCTGGTGTTCTAAATGGTAAGTACAAAGTGTATGTTGATCCATACACAGCCAATGTGTCCGCAACTCAGTTCTTTGTTGTTGGTTACAAAGGTACTTCAGCATTCGATGCTGGCTTGTTCTATTGCCCATATGTTCCACTACAAATGGTTCGTGCTGTTGATCCAAACAGCTTCCAACCAAAGATTGGCTTTAAGACTCGTTATGGTCTAGTTGCTAACCCATTCGTTGACCTAGATGATGGATCTGGTACTACTGGTGACCTAACAGCTAACGCTAACTACTACTACCGTCGTGTTAAAGTAACTAACTTGATGTAATCCATCGAGTTGGCACTAAGCCGACATAGAAGCGGTACTTTAGAGGGATCTTCGGATCCCTCTTTTTTATTCCTAAATAATAGTATTACACTTATCCAGAAGAGACAAAATGGCTAGTACAATTTCATGTCCTGTTCCAACTAATATTAATCCGTTATCGCCTAATGGGTT